GAGGTTGCCGTTTTGAATGCGATTTGTCCCATTAGGAACTTGCCCGACTCTGGGCTGGTAAATATCTGCACCAAGATTTCTTGGCCGTTGTCCATTACTCCTGTATAGACGCTGTAATCAAAGATCTGCGGTTCAGTCATTGCCTGTCCTTTTGTCGGTACGCCGACCCTAGAACATAGATCAAGCCTTAGGTGGGATTTCCCCAAACACCTTTAAGAATGCGGCTTTTACCCAAATGACCGAGTCGGCAGCTTGTGGAGAAATCTCAATGTGGAACCACCGACCGCCAGGCGCACCTGACACGGTTTTGCTGTCGTAGTTCTTCCAAGCCTGTCGGTCGCAACGCCATGCCGCGCCGAATTCTTTTGGGAAATAATCAATCACCATTTGTATGCCCAACTCGTTTGCATGAGCGATCATTTTGTCAATGAATGCTTTAGCGTTTTTTCGTGTTGCGTTTGGGTGTTTTTCGCTTGTAGTAAATCCAGCGTCCCACGCCCTACCTGTGGCGTGAACGCTTAGGGTACCTGGTTTCCCTTTGACGTCGCGCTGACCCCAACTTCCAAGATTGACAAACGCGCCATTCGAGTGCGCGGTTACTTGCTTAATAAATTCATTCATGCCGGCACGTGGTGCTGGTGATGCACCGTCTGCGTTGCCAATGTAATCGCGTGCGTCTGGGACGCCTGCCTTAGCTTTGGCTGTCGCCACGTCCAAAACCTGCATCTTTAGGGTTTACCCAACGGAGCAATGGTGGAATAATCGCGGCAATTGCGCCCTTGCCGTAGTCGCGTGGGTCTGTCGTGCCTGTTGAGTAAACGGCAATCAATGCGCCAACGACCGAGCGCGCATAACTAGCGAACATCGCTTTGTCTTTAGCGGTGATTTTCAACATGGTGATCAATTTTTTGTTCTATTCGACCAAGGACTTGGTGGACTTTGCCGTGGTCTTTTTTGTTATCGCTGCCGACCTTGCCGATGAGTGCCACCAATACAAGGAAACAGCCACCGATGATAGAAACCACAATTTCAGTTGCCATTTCATTAGGCGATCAGCGCGGCAACTTCTTCAACTGTCAAACCAAGTTTGTCGGCTACTGCTTGACGTGCAGCAAGTTTTGCTTTTTCTTGTTTTTCAATTTCTTTAGTTGCCTTAGCGCGCTCTGCAGCAATTTCCACTACTTCCTCTGGTGTTGCTTCGCGATCTACGCCGTTGTCGTTAACTAATTCGGTCATATGGATTTGCTCATTCCGTACACGGTGTATTGGCCTGAAATGTTTTGTGTTTGTCCCTTAAAGGTAAAACCGTCAAAAGCGGTGTTTCCAGTAAAACTAGAACAACTGTTGAAAAGGAAGTTTCCGTTTCGGTTTCCTTGATTAAGGGTTGTAGTTGGCGCGGCTGTTGCTGGTGTTTGCACTATTAAAGCAAATGCTGATCGGGTTGTTCCCCAATCCGAAATGTATGCGAAAGTTCCACCTGTGGCATTTGATGCTGTAACTGTTGCTCCGTTTGCAAACAAATATTGGTAGTTGTAATTGCTTGCGGTATTTGTTGCACCGCCAACCCGCCAGTTCAAGAAAACTGCATCGTTTGCAGCTGCGGTACCTTCTGCCACGATTAGGTAAGTGTCATAGGCAGTTGTGAATACGCTGTCAACAAAAACGGCTGCACTTGACGCAAAAGTGGTCGTTGCTTTGACGCAAACAAATGCGCTGGCGTTTTGCCATGCGCTTCCTGAATACTGTTGAAGCGTGTTAGTTGCTTCAATGTAGGCATATTGGCCCTGGGCTAGCACCTTTTCCCCACTACCCGAAAACGCGGCATCTCGAGTCGTGGTTGTCGCGAACACCGGAATGCCACAGTTCACGTTGTCCATTTGCGCGGCCGTCAAAATCTGGCCAGCGGTAAAATCGTAGGTGGTCGTTACTGCGTTTGCTCCCATAAGTGCTCCTATCCTAAAGCATTTCCTGCGTCTAATACGCCATATGTTGGGTCGTCCAAAATGAATTCATACACGACTGTGGTCGGTGCCGTGCTGTAAATGACCCTGTGGCCTGTAGCAAAATCCAAATAATGCTCGATGCCTTCAACTGACAGTTCTTGTGCTAATTGGGTTGTGCCAGCACCGCTAGGGAATGTTTTCTCTACCGTGATTGTGTCGCCAATTTCAAGGGTTGCCAACGTGTCTTTTTGAGCTGTGGTCAGCATCAGAAACGCGGTTTCTACGCTTGTGTAACGTGGCTCTGGGTCAGGGTTGAGCAAGTAACTTGCTGCGGTGTCAATGTCGCCTTGTGTGTGTAACAGGCTGTTTGAAATGTTTGCTGTTTGAATAAAATATGTGGCTATTGATGTGGCGTTTGATGCGGTTGCTGTTGTCCCGTCAAGACCAGTTACCACAGATCGGTTGATTACCGAATCCGCCTCAAACGAGATGCCTACGCCGTTGTATTTGTAATTAGTGCCGTCATCATGGAAGTCTGCGACACTTCCAGACAGCGTGTTGCCAATGCGGTTTTGGAATGTAAACACGCCTTCGCGCGACATGAACACACGACCAAATTCGGCTGTTTCGTTGATTTGCGTAACGTATTGCAGCACGTTTGTTCCTGCCGGCACGGTGTAAGCGGCGTCGTGGCCTAGTTCTACGGTGCCTGTGGCAATATTTCGTTGAGCGATAGGGAAATCTACTTCTGGCAGGCTCAACACGGTTTGTATTCGAGCACCTGATAATTCGGCGCTGGGATTGAACTCATCTAAATATGTTTGAGACAACAAATAAAACTGATCGGCGCAATACACAGTCACCGTGTCAATGCCGCCTAAAGCAAAGTTGTAGTCATAGTTAACGACATATCCCGAAAATAAGTATTCTTCAACATTGGTTGAGCTGTAACGCAGTAACTTGACTTCGCGCAATGGGGCTAGTCCAGGCTTGGCTTGTGCGGTGTCGTAATACGGGCTGTTTTCGTCAAATGGGTTAAATATGCCGTCCACGTCTTGAATGGTAAATGTCATGGTGCCGGCGCTGAATTGGTCGCCAATGTCGCGTCTGCCGCGCTTGACCGAAATTCGAATTGTTGAGTCAATGACGCTGGCAAACTCGCCTGAACCGTCAAGAAAATATGAGGTGTTGTCTAATACGCCTTTTGTTGCATCGTCTAGCGTAAACGCGTTTTGTTGAAATCCCGTAGCGATTTGCAGGTCATAATTGCCTGAATCAACTACAGCTGTGCCGGGCATTACGCCACCTGCAACTGCAACGGCCCTGCGCTACGCGAATAAGCGCGCAAAGCATTCACAACCGATTCACCGATCTCTGCGCTTGTAGCAAGCCCGCCTGTGACGTTGATAGTCACTCCCCCGCCGGTATTCATGCGGTCTAATGGCACTACGGCCTCTGGGCCTGCTTCGCCGATCAGCGCAAGAGTGGGGGAGTTGACAATCCCACCTTCTGCCATGCGCGGTAAGTTCATGCGACTTGCGGCCTGTGTAGCCGAATCTCCACCAATCCTTGGCAAGTTGACGTGGGCAATGGTATTGATGTCTGGCGCAATTGGAATGGCGTTGTAAGCGCGAATGATGCCGTTGACCATCATGATTGCACCGTTGACCACAGACTCGAATGCGCCGAGTATGCCGTTAATAATTGCGTTGACGCCAGTCTTAAACCACTCAAACTTGTTGTAGGCGACGACTAGCGCGGCGACCAGTAGAGCAACGCCTGCAGCGATCAGGGCAAACGGGTTGAGCGCCATGGCAATGTTTGTGGCAACGATTGCAGCTGCAACCAATCCGATTGCGGCAGCAATAGCAAGGAATGCTTGCGGGTTATCTTGAGCCCATGCAGCGAACTTGTTGAGAACAGGCAAGACGGCTTCAAGCACAGGCAAAAGCGCTGCACCGATTGATTCTTTGGTTTCGCCAATTGAGTTTTTGAGAATCTTCATTTTTCCTGCAGCGGTTTCGGCGCTGGTTGCTGTAGCACCGCCAAAGGTTCCACCGAGCACGTCCATGACTTCGTTCAGGCTTGCGCCTTCTTTGATCATGGTTGACATTTCTGGGCTCAATGATCGGAGCGCCTTAAAATTGCCCTGATATGCCTTGGCTAGCGCGTCAGCGACGCTGGCAGAATCCATGCCGGTAGCCGTGCTGATGTCCATGACAAGGTTCATGTCGTTCATGGCAATGCCAACATCTTTGGTACCGCGCACAAGCGCTTCTAAGGCTTTGCGGTATTCGGTGTCGGCAACGCCAGACGCTCGACTCATTGCGCTGATCTGTTTTTCAACCTGTGCGGTCTGTGCTGCGCCAGCGCCAGTCACATTTTGCAGGGTTAACGCAAGCGCGGCCTGCTCTTGCTGGTCTTCCATTGCAGCGCGTGTGGCATCGCCAAGGGCAACAGCCAAACCGCCGAGCGCGGCAGCTGCAGGAATCGCTGCCTTCTTAATTGCAAACTGTGCCTTTTCTCCAACTGTTTCTAGTTGCTGAAATTGCTTGACAGCCTTCTTTACCCCTGTGCCGTCAAACTCGCTGATGATCGGGATATTGATTGCCATTATGCAGTCTCTCTACTCGCTTCGTCCATAACGCGCTTCACCAACTGCTCCATTTCGGACATGACATCGTTTTGGCGTTGCTCGTACGCTTTCCACATTACTCGCGAGCGACTGCCATAACGTGCAGTTAGTGCGCGACCGAGTGGCCCTGCCATTGACGTGTCAAACATGGTGCCAGTAGCGCCTTGCCATTGAATTAGAAACGTGCCAACATTCGACTTGTTCCCACCGTATTCCTTAATGTTTCGTGTGTTGATCTTGGCAGCAATCTTTTGTTTCATGCCTGGTATCCATGGCAACATTTTGAATCCTGATCTAGTGCTCCAATTGCGCGCCATACCAGATAGCGGGACATTCGAGGGCACAAGCTTGTTGGCGTCGTCAATAACAGGCTGAACGATCTTCTTGTAATCCTTGGTGATTTCACGGCGCAAAGATTTGTCAATTTTGTTGAGCGTCTTCAAGGCTTCTTTAAGCCCGACGACCTCAATCTTTGCTGATACTTCCGCCACGTTATCTCCGTTTTTTGTTTGCCTCGTTAAGCACTTTAATGACCGTTGTCAAGTCCCGTGAGTCAAACGCAATGTCGCTAGGCCACCAACCGACCGCGACCAATACTTCTGCTAGTTGGCGGCGGTAGGTGCCGCGTCCGTAGGGTTTGGGTCTGTCTCGTCCAGTACCGGCAGAATGTCGATGTCAGGGTTTTTGCTTAGCCATTCGCGCCAGTTGTCGCCAACTTGCTCGCCTTTTATCTTCAAAATTGTGTGCATCCAGCAGGCGTAATCCGAGTACAACGGGTTTGTGGAGAGCTGTTGAATGTTGCGACGTTCAAGCCGTTCCCATTCCGTAACCACAAATAGGTTTGTGTAGTAATACTCTGGGGCGCTGTCGGGGGTGCGTTTTAACTGCAACTTGATCTTCATGTGTCTCCTATGTCGGCTTGGAGCCGTTGATTATGCGGTTGTATCTACGCTGTATACGCCACCCTGAAACTCGATTTCATACGTGCTCAACTCGCCAAGCGATGCGTTGATTACTGGAATGCTTGACAAGTAGGTGTCGGTCAAAATAAAGCCAGGGTTAGTTGCGCTATCTGCTGCGCTGGTTGGGTTCACTTTGATTGTGCACTTTGTGCCGAGGAGTGGTGCCAAAACTGCGTAAGACTCGCTTGCTGCATAACTGGCATAGACCGTCAAGGTCAATGAGTTGCTGAACAATCCTGCGGTCATCGTGCGTGACGTGGAGCCGAATGCGGTGTCTTCGAGTGCTTCTGCAGTCACAGTCAATGTTGCTGCGCTCACCTGATCGGTGATGTCAACAATGGATCCGATTGCGGCGCCGACCTTGACGACTGGGTTTGAGAGATACGTGCTAGTTGCCATTAGTGCTCCTTAAGTTCTGATCTGATAGTAGATGATTTGTATTCGGTAGTAGTGGATTATGCGGTTTGGGCTTGGATAGCGCAATCAAGGTCATAGCACGGGTACAACGCGCCACCGATCTCAAGGCTTGACGGACGGCCAGCCATAACGATGATTGGCGAGTTAAGCACACTTGCAACAATGCTTAAGATCGAGCGGAGCACCGGCAGACCTGCAGGGCCAGAGCCAATGACCTTGATCGGGAACTCAAGACGCACAATGTTGCCGTTGCCTGCAAATGTGGTGAAGTTTGGCGCGTCTAAATAGACCGAGTTAGGCACAAGTTTTGTTGGGTCATTTATTACTCGAAGACCTGACACAGCGGTCAGCGTTGCGGTGACATCATCAATCGCTTCATTGAACAGGTCGGTGTACGACATTAGGCAACCGCTGGACGTGGGATGCCAAGCAGCTGCTTGACGATCGGAGTCAGGCTTTGCTGTGGTGCCGAGCCCATGCCGTCAAACGTGGCGTAGGTTGCCTCTATTGAGCCTCTAGAGCGCCATAGAGCAGCGCAATACATCAGAGTGCCCAATGTGACGTCGCCACCCGGTGAGACGCTTAGTGAGTCGATATACGAAGACTCCTGACGCCTGCGATAGCAGAACTGATTGCCAGCCGACACCGATTGCGTTAACAACGTGTAATCGTCAGACGGGTTGGCAATGGTGATGCCAAGGTAAGACATAACCTGCGCGGCCGTCACCCATGTGCAAACAGGGTCATACGAAACGGTGCCAGACGCGGCGACACGCTCGACATCGCTTGCGGTCTTGGCGAAAAGCACCTGATCGGCAATTGGCACCTGATAGTCGTAAAGCAGATCGCCCTGCGTGTCTGTACCAACGTACAAATACTGTGGCAATGCGCGCACGGTGTAAGTGCCGTTAAATGTTGCGTCAACTCCAGCGACCGTGATTGAACTGCCGACTGCAATCTCGCTGGGGGTCAGGAGTTGCAGTACGGCGAAGTTGTCAATCAGGTACTTGTTAGTAACTGTGTAAGTAGCCATGGCGGTTAAGCCGCCTTTCTACTAAGCCTGGGTGATCTTGCGAATCATGCCACCGATTGCAGCAAAGGTGCTGACGTATCCGTGGAATGACATTGTGCGACCAAGGGTTGCAGGTACTTCAACGCTCATCAAGCCACGGATTGATTCGTAGAACTCGAATGCGTCGCCTGAACCTTGACCAACACGGGTGATGATCATGGTCTTTGCAGCAAAGTTGCTGTCAACTACGAGCTGAAGTCCAAGTGGGTTTCCGTTCCATGATGTTGCGTTTCCGCCACCGAGTGCGTTCTGACCGGTAAGGCCAGCACCGATGAATGGGAATACTGGACGGCCAGTTGTGTCTGCGAGCTGTCCAAGTTGACCCCATACGTCTGGTGAAACAAACATGTGTGTTGGGGTGAAGTTACGGCCATTCGAAATGTCAACTGCGCTGTCATAAACAGACTTGAGCAAATCGGCCACGGTGCCGTCCCACACGCCTGACGAGTTTGCTGCAGTCAACAAGTTGTCTGCTGCAAAGTTGTCTGATGCGATCATGTATTCGCCCATTAGGTCGTTCAAGATCAATTGCATTGCAGAGGGGCTCGTGAAGTCGATGTCCTGAATCGAGAGGGTCACCGCACCGCTTAGCGTAGTTTTTGCCACCGAGTTTGCCGCAATGACCATTGTCTGTGCAGTTACTGCCGACAATTCGGTTGACTGCGTGCCAACAGCGGTGTGCGTGGTGATCGTTGGACGGATAAATGTTTTCTGCTGACCATTGTCAGGATAAGCGCGTGCGCCTAATGCTTCGACTACAGGACGGATGAAGTTTAGGTCCTGTACTAAAGGGGGCAACACAACGGTGTTCAACAAACCAGTTGTGTCGGTGGTAAGCACATCGCCTGCAGCTGCTTGCAATGCGGTGCGCTTTGACGCGCTGTATTCGGCTACTGCAGCGTTCATGTTTTTAAACGTATCGCCACCGATGTGGTAAGCGGCCATGAATTCGCCGACCGACGGCATTACAAACTCTTTTTTAGCCTGGGCAAAAATTGGCGCGGTTGGGATTGTTGCCTCAACTGCTGGTGCGGTTACTTCTGACATGGGTTCATTCTCCTGTTCTGGGACTACTTCTTCATTTAACACTACTTGTTCTAGCTCTTGGTGGATACTCGCTGCGACGCTGGCAATGTTGGCCATGTCACCAAACGCGCCGATCGGAACGAGCGACAACTCTGTCCAATCCGCGGCTTCGATAATCATGGTTCCTGCTTC